GCCCTGGACATACATTGGTAGAAGCAGACTTCTCGGCACTTGAAGTAAACATAGCGGCGTGTTATCACCACGATCCAAATATGCTAAGCTACCTCCACGATAAAAATTCTGATATGCACGGAGATATGGCCCAGCAAATATTCTTCCTTGATAGGCTGGACAAAAGTATACCGGAACACAAATTGCTACGACAAGCGGCAAAAAACGGATTTGTTTTTCCTCAATTCTACGGAGATTATTACAAAAACAATGCCATCGGGATTTGCGATTGGGTTCAACTGCCTGTAAACAAAAAATGGAAGAAAACCGACGGGATAACGCTACCGGAAGGAATCACGATTGCTGAACATCTCCGGAAAAATGGGATAAAATCTTTCGACGATTTCGTGGAACATATGAGAGAAGTGGAAGACCATTTTTGGAATGTCCGCTTCAAAGTATATAAGCAGTGGAAGGAAAGATGGATAGAAGAATACTACAAAAAAGGATACCTTCAAATGTACACTGGATTTATTTGTTCGGGAGTGATGAGGAAAAATGAGATTGTGAACTATCCGATTCAAGGTTCAGCTTTCCATTGTTTGCTAAAAACCTTTATTAAGCTGGATGAACGGATGAGAAAAGAGAAATGGAATTCACGCCTAATAGGACAGATTCATGACTCGCTTGTAATGGACGTAGACCCAAATGAGATGGGCTACATAGAAGGAGTGCTTAAACAGATAGTAAGTGAAGAATTACCGAGGGAATGGCCATGGATTATCGTACCGTTGGAGATTGAGGTAGAAGTCTATGGTGTAGACCAGCCTTGGGTAAAATGATATAAAGGAGAGGAGAAATATGGAGGAAAATCTTACACTTGCATTGAAATACCGTCCTAAAACATTGGATGAAGTAATCGGAAACCGCCAGGTCGTGGAAGTATTGAGAAAACAGCTGAGCGGTGAATCATCCCAGCCATTATCTCATAGTATTCTACTTCACGGCCCGACCGGGTGTGGAAAGACTACCCTGGCACGGATTATAGCACGAGAGCTGGGGGTTCAAGATGATGACTTGAAAGAAATTGACTCGGCGGATTTCCGCGGGATTGATACCATCAGGGAAATCAGGAAACAATGCCAATACAAGCCGTTGAGTAGTCCTTACCGAGTTTGGATATTGGACGAGGTTCACCAGCTGACGAAAGATGCGCAAAGCGCCCTTTTGAAAACGCTAGAAGATACCCCGAAACACGTTTATTTTATCCTTTGTACTACAGACCCGCAAAAGCTACTGCCCACAATCCGCGGGCGTTGTTCCCAATTTCAAGTCCAACAGCTAACTGAAAAGGAAATGAAGCGTTTGTTGCTCCGAGTAGTGAAAGCAGAAGGAGAATCCCTGGACAAAGAAGTCTATGAACAGATTGTTCAAGACAGCATGGGTCATCCAAGAAACGCCCTACAAATCCTTGCCCAAGTGTTGGCGGTAGGCCCGGACAAGAGGCTAGAAGTTGCCAAGCGGTCGGCAGAAATTCAGTCCCAGACGATTGAGCTTTGTCGGGCACTCGTGAATCGAGCATCGTGGAAAAAAATTGCCGAAATACTCAAAGGCTTGAAGGATGAGGACCCGGAGCAAATACGTAGAGCTGTCTTGGGTTATTGCCAATCCATTCTATTGAGCGGAAAGCAGGATAATCGGGCAGCCGCCATAATGGAGGAATTCATGGAACCGTTCTACAATTCGGGTTTTCCTGCGTTGGTATTGGCGTGTTATAGCGTTTTGTTTGGGGAATAGTGAAAAAGAAAGGAGAATACGAATATGGACGCTTTTGCTTTTATTGGTGACTACAAAGAAGCTGTAAAACATTTCGACAAAGAATATGGCGAAAAGCGGATAAAGGTATACGTAAACGATGAATTGCAAGGAACTTACTACACTGCTATCGTGTTAGGTATCCCGGCAAGTGATGAAGTTATTGATGACGATGGTTTTGAAATGCACCTCCTTACTTTTGGAATATTTGACATTGGCGTATATCTAGCGGCTCAACATCTGTTTAATGAGATAATCAACCGAAATATTGAGCAGGTCATAATGGACGCTAGCAATACTTTTGCAAAGAAATACGGGGAGAACCCCGAGTTGTTGGAAAGAGAGATCCTTGGGATAGTAAGGGAGATGCAAAAACGAATTATTAATAAAGCTGGTGAACCATCAATTTAATCGGTAGCCGGGTAGGTGGATAAGAGGTGAGAAGGACAAAATTCGCATTAGTGAAAATGGTTCATTATTTTGATAAGAACAAAGCGTGGAGGTGCGGACAGGTAGTAAAAGAGACAAAAACATCTGTGATTGTCTACACTGCGGGCAGGGAAGAGGAAATTGTACCCAGGGACAAGATTATTGAGGAAGAATTCGTAACATCTGACCGGGCTTATCTTAGACCAGACCGCAAATAATTTTGCTGAAGTTTGTATAATAAAGACAGAAGAGAAAACTGCGCACTAGGGGGAGGGAAAACGAAGCGATGGAAAATAAACGCGTCCGCTTGACACTTTATGATGATGAAGGGAATGTCGCGAAAGAACTGGAAGGCAACGGGATTATCTTTTACCTAGTCCAAGAGGAAGAGGATGAAGAAACAAAGAAAACCACGGTGGAATCAGGGATTTTCGGAAAATTCTCGTCCTCCGAACTCACACTAGCACTTCCCTGTATTTTCAATATGGTAAAATCTGCAAAAGAAAATAAAAAGGAAGAGGGGAGAGCGAAAATGAGGGCGGAAGTTTCTGATGAAGAGGACGAGCGGTAATTTAGTGTAAAGGAGGGATTACTTTGGATTTGAATTATGAACAGGACGTAAGCATTGACGAAACCGCACTAGACGTGGAATGGTTACAACAAGCGAACCTGATGTACAAATATGCAAGGTATCAGGCCGAGACAAAGAAAGCGATGGACGAAGCAAAGGAGAGACTGGATTTCATCAAAGCCAAACTCGAAATGGACATCAGAGCTAACCCGGAAAACTACGGACTATCAAAGGTGACCGAATCAGCGGTTGCTAGCACTATCCTACTTCAGCCGGAATATCAGGAAGCTTCAAAGAAATACATTGAGGCCAGGTACGAAAACGATGTAGCTGCTGCCGCAGTAAAAGCTATTGACCAAAAGAAAACTGCGTTGGAAAACCTAGTCAAGCTGTTGAGCGTGAGTTATTTCGCTGGCCCTTCCGTTCCAAGGGATTTGTCGTTGGAGTGGAATGCGCATATCCAGAGGAGAGAACAAAAAGAACACAACAAAAACGTGAAAATTAGAAGGAGGGCATAAACAATGAAAAAGAACAGGAGGAAAAGCAGGTTTAAAGGCGCTGTAAGCCGAAACGCTGAAAGACAAGCCCGAGGTGTTTCGCAATACGGCTACCTGAGGCTTCCAAAGGGCGTAAACATCTTCAAAGAGGAGCCGAGAACCCGGGTTGAACTTGATATCATTCCATATGTTGTAACGTGTGATAATCATCCCGATAAAGATGAAGAATATGGAATTGCAGTCAAAGGCGAACTTTGGTACAAACGACCCTACTGGTTGCACAGAGGCGTCGGACCCGACAACCAATCGGTTGTTTGTCCTAGCAGTGTCGGAAAACCTTGTCCAATTTGTGAATATCGCGCTCAATTATTGAAAGAGGGCGCTAAGTGGGACGATGATACAGTAAGAGCCTTGAAGCCCTCGATGAGAAATCTTTATGTTGTCATCCCCAAGAACAACAAGAACTACTCCGAAGAACCTCACATTTGGGACATAAGCCAATTCCTTTTCCAAGACAAGCTCAATGAAGAGATACAAGAAAATGAGGAGTATGAAACCTTCCCAGACTTGGAAGAAGGTTACACCCTCAGAATTCGATTTGCTGAAGGTACATTCGGATCCAATAAGTTTGCAGAAGTGTCCAGGATTGACTTCATCGAAAGGAAAAAGCCTTATGATGAATCAATTTTGGATAAGATACCTTCTTTGGATGATATATTGGAAATTCTCCCGTATCATACCATTGAAGCTATGTTTTTCGGAAATATGGGCCCGGATGAGGTAGAGGATGAAGAATATGATGACGATGATGATGTCAAGAAGAAGAAAAGGAAGGTAGAGGAAGACGAGGACATAGATGATGATATGGAAGAAGAAGATGATGACGATGAAGATGATGACGATGAGGATATAGATGATGAAGATGATGACGATGAGGATATAGATGATGAGGAAGATGACGAAGAAGACGAGGACGAGGATGAGGGGGAGGAAGAACGCGACGAAAAGAAATCCAAGAAATCTCCACTCAAAAGACAACAACCCCATTCAAAAGTAACCAAGGGTAAAGGAAAGAACAAGTGCCCCTACGGTCATGAATTTGGAGTAGACAATGACAGCTATGATGATTGTGATGATTGCGAAGTTTGGGAAAAATGTCTGGAGGCGTCGGAGAACGAATAAACGGGGGTTGACGCGATGAGAAGGACAAAGTTGAGCGAACAGGTTGAGGAAAAATTGGCGAAAGAACCTGAAGAAAAATCTCAATATGATGGGAAAGACGTTACAGTCTCTACAGGCTCCACCTTGCTAGACCTCGCCATCAGCGGGGGCAG